AGTAAAAAATTATTTCACTTTAAAGATTTGTCAGCCAAAGTAAAAAGAAAAGTGCTTATGTTGACAAAAAAGAAAAAGCAAGGATAATAACATTATGGCCTATACAGGAACATACGAACAAGAATTACGAAAAAATCCTACTGACTATAAACTTCGTGCAATGGGAAAACGAAAGTATGAACTGAAAAGACGTGAAGATGGTAAAGTAACTATTTCTACTAAAGGCGAACCAAAGAAACGTGAAGATTTTAGATCAGATAAGAATGCTATTGAATCAGAAAGAAAAAGTAGAAAACGAACAAAAAGTATTTTTGATGCTGTTAAAAAAGTAAAAGAAGAACAAAAATCAAAATCTAAAGAAGAATCACCATCTAAACAGAAAGAAGTTAAAACAAGTAAAGATGATGTTCGTAAAACAGATAACGAAGGGGAAAGAAAAAGAAAAATAGAATTACAAAATAAAAAAAGAAAAGACGTAAATATTCCTAGTCAAGCACTTGAAAATTTAGCAACAGGAACAGCGGCATTTAGTTTACTAGCAGGAGGATATGGAATAAAAAAATTTAAAGAAGCAAAGAATAGACAAAAGTTACAAACGGCTGTGAACAAAATAAAAGATTTACCAAAAGATCAACAAAAAGAAGTAGGGAAAAGAATTGGTGAAAAAATGGCAGAAAAAATGAAAAATGCCAAACCTTCTCTTAAACAAAAAATTAAAACCCAACTTGCAAAATTAAAACAAAAACTTGCCTCTGGATTAAAAAGCAAACTTACAGCAAAAACAGGTGGCTCAAGAACAGGAGCACCTGCAGGAATGGGAGTAGGTGGCACACCTTTTGGTGGTAAGGATTTTGATGGCAGACGGAAAAAAACAATCTTCTAAAAAATATCCACAGAAAAATTATTATGTTCTTTGGAATATATATCATACACTTTTAGCTTTATTTTTAGGATTAATTGTTATAATAGAATTAATTGAACTAGTGAGGTATTGGTGAATAAAAAATTAGAAAAAAATAAAAAAGTTGCCCAAAGTATGGAAACGTCAAGACTTGCAGAACTTGAACGCCATAGAGAAAAACAAATAAAAGATTACGCAGAATTTAAAATGATACGTGGTCATTCTAAAGAAAAAGCATATGCAATGGCAAAACAACATATATTAAATAGTAATGAGTAGAAATTATAGACACGAGTATGATTCTTTCCAATCATCTTCTTCGTCAAAAAAAGATCGTGTAAAAAGAAATAGAGCAAGACGACGTGCTCTTAAACTTGGTATCGTAAAAAAAGGCGACAATAAACATATTGATCATATAGATGGCAACCCACAAAATAATGCACTAAGTAACTTACGAGTAGTAACAGCATCATATAACACAGCAAAAAAATGAGTACAGCAAAGAAAAAAAATCCTTCGTTATGGAAACGTATTGTAGCTAGAATAAAAGCACAAGCATCACACGGAACTGCGGCAGGTCAATGGTCAGGAAGAAAAGCCCAAGCCGCCGTTAAAGCATATAAAAAAGCAGGAGGTGGATATAGTGGTGCTAAAAAGAAATCTAACTCATTATCTAAATGGTCAAAACAAAAATGGCGTACAAAGTCAGGAAAAAAATCTTCAGAAACGGGAGAGCGTTATTTACCAGAAAAAGCCATTAAAAAATTATCATCAAAAGAATATGCGAGAACTACGGCTAAGAAAAGAAAAGATAAAGCTAGTGGAAAACAATTTAGTAAACAACCAAAATCTATTGCAAGAAAAGTAAGGAGATATAGAAAAGTATGACAATATTTACAAAGTATTCAATAAGAGAAATAGACACACTACGTACTGTTGTGAAATCACAACATATGAAACATTATCCAAAAGAATTTGTGAATAACCACGAAGCTGATAGAATCATAGAATCTCTATCGGAAGAAGCTAGAGAAAAACTATATGAACTAGCAGTTAATTATGGCATCACTAAATTATAAACCTGATGGACAGGTACTAAAAGAATTTCTTAAAAATGATACTTTCTTCAGAGGAATACGTGGCCCTGTAGGAAGTGGTAAATCTGTTGCTTGTTGTATTGAAATAATAAAACGAGCAATCTCACAAAAACCAAATGAAGATGGAATACGTAAAACCCGTTGGGCAGTTATTCGTAACACAAATCCACAGCTTAAAACAACCACAATCAAGACTTGGTTAGATTGGTTTCCCGAAGAAGATTGGGGTGGTTTTACTTGGAGTGTACCTTACACACATAAACTAAAAAAGGGAGATATTGACTGTGAGGTAATCTTTTTGGCTCTTGATAGACCAGAAGATGTAAAGAAACTGTTATCTCTTGAATTAACGGGGGTATGGATAAATGAGGCACGAGAGATTCCTAAAAGTATCGTTGATGCTTGTTCTATGCGTGTTGGTCGTTTTCCATCTATGCGTGATGGTGGCCCAACTTGGTATGGTGTCATTTGCGATACCAACCCACCTGATACCGATCATTGGTGGGCAATAATGGCAGGTGAAACTATTATACCTGACTATATTAGTAAACAAGAAGCAAAGATGCTGATTAAACCAGATAACTGGAAATTTTTTAATCAACCACCTGCTATGGAGGAAGTTCAAGACAAGAACAATCAGGTGGTTGAATATAAAAATAATAATCAATCTGAAAATCAAAACAACCTTACACAGAATTATTATAAAAATATTATTAGAGGTAAAACAAAATCGTGGATAGATGTATATGTATTAAATAAACTTGGGCAGGTAGAAGATGGCAAACCTGTTTATGAAGCATTTAGACAAGATGTACACGTAGCTAAAGGTGAATTAGCTATTGCCGAATCCTTACCAATCTATATGGGTATAGATTTTGGATTAACTCCCGCCTGTGTATTTGCACAAAAAATAAGAACAAGATGGATAGTATTAGAAGAACTTGTAGCTGAAGATATGGGTATAGTTAAGTTTTCTGATTTAATGAAACAATCTATGGCAAAGTATCACCCTAGACCATTTTATATATTTGGCGATCCTGCCGGTGATCATAGAGTGCAAACAGATGAAAATACACCTTTTCAAATATTAAGAGGTAAAGGTATAACTGCCCGACCTGCACCAAGTAATGATGTAACACTTCGATTAGAAAGTGTAAATGCTACATTAACAAGAATGGTAGATGGTGAATCTGGTATTCTTATAGATAAAAATTGCATTAATTTAATTAGAGGATTTGCAGGAGGATATCACTATAGAAGACTACAAGTATCGGGAGAACGCTATGATGAACGCCCAAATAAGAACAGATTTTCACACATTCACGATGCACTTCAATATTTATTATTAGGTGCAGGTGAGGGTAGGTCGTTGACGATTGGAACGAAATATAGTAAACCTATAATAGCGAAACGTAATTTTGATGTTTTTAGTGGTCAACCTAAAAACATTTATGAAAGAAGGAGGTAAACTATGTGCGGAGGCGGAGGCGGATATACACCACCACCACCACCACCACCTAGCCCTTATGAAAAAACATTACGCCAACAAAGAGCAGAAGCTAGGCGTAATGAGTTAGCTGAAAAGGCAAAACAGAAAGATGAAGCGTATCAAGAAAGTGTTGCCGATTTATCAGGAAAAAGAGGTAGACGTTCTCTACTTTCTGGTAGAAAAAGCGGACAAGGGTTTATGGTAAGTGGGGATATACAAACTAGACAAACTCTAGGAGTATAATGGTTGTAGATGTTAAACCACAAGCTACTATTGATTTATCTGAATCAAAAGTAAATCAACTATTAGCACGTTATCGTAAAGCGAAAGCTATCAAAGATCAATGGACACCTATCTTTGAAGATTGCTATGAATATGCACTACCTCAGCGTGAATCGTTTTATTCTGAAAGCATAGCAAAAAGAAGAAGTGAATCTATATTTGATGAAACTGCTGTAGTAGGTGTACAAGAATTTGCTTCACGATTACAAGCAGGTATAGTTCCTAACTATGCAAGGTGGGCTGATTTAACATCTGGCACAGAAATACCAAAAGACCAACAAAAAGCTGTAAATGAAAACCTTGACCAAGTTACAGAATATATATTTGAAATATTACAAAACTCTAATTTTTCTCAAGAAGTACACGAAACATTTTTAGATTGTGCTGTAGGCACAGGAGTATTGCTTGTAGAAGAAGGTGATGCTGTACAACCTGTACGTTTTCGTTCTATTCCTTTACCACAAGTATTATTAGATTCTGGATATGATGATAAAATAGATCACGTATTTAGAGAACGATATATAAAATTTAAACAAATAACTGTTGCGTATCCAAAAGCTACAATACCAGAACGTATGATGGAGGAAATGAGTAAGAATCCTGATAAAGATTGTAAAGTTATTGAAGTTATATATAGAGATTATGAAAACACAAGAGAAGAAGAATACAAATATTGTGTAATATCAGAAATGTATCAAGCTGAATTATTCAACGATACATTTAAAGGTATAGGTTCTAATCCTTTTATTATATACAGATGGAGTAAATGTGCAGGAGAAGTGTATGGTAGAGGCCCACTTCAATTAGCTTTACCTGCAATTAAAACTGCAAATCTAGTTATAGAATTAATATTAGAAAATGCACAAATGGCAATATCAGGAATGTATCAAGTTGAAGATGATGGTGTTATTAATGTAGATAATATACAATTAATTCCCGGAACAATCATACCAAAAGCTGTAGGCAGTAGCGGTCTAACACCTGTCGCACCTGCGGGTAACTTTCAAGTATCTGATTTAGTTATAAGAGATATGCGACAAAATATTAAAAAAGCCTTATATAATGATATGTTAGGCAACCCAAACGAGAAAACTCCAATGTCAGCAACAGAAGTAGCAGAACGTATGGCAGATTTATCTCGTCAAATAGGTGCGGCATTTGGTCGTTTACAAGCTGAACTTGTAAATCCTGTACTACAAAGAGTAATTTATATTTTAAAAAAACAAGGAAGAATAAACATACCTACTGTTAATGGTAGAGAAATTAAAATACGTTCTTCTTCGCCACTTGCACAAGCACAGCAACAACAAGATGTAGCAACAATAGATCGTTTTGTTGCAATGTTGCAAGGCAGAGTAGGCCCACAGATTACAAACCTATTAATTAAACAACAAGATATGGCTAAATTTATAGCCAAAAAATTAGGTGTTCCAGAAGAATTAATACGTTCTGATGAGGAAATGATACAAGCAGGGCAACAATTACAACAAATGGGTGCAAATATGCAAGAACAAGGTATTGATCCAAAACAAGCATCAGATGTTGCAAAATCATTTACAGGGTGATATAAAAGTAGAATGAAAACCACAAAGCCCAATCGTATAATTGGTTTGGACAACTTTGAAAGAAATCCCCAAGAAGAACAACGAATTAATACGTTATTTGAAAGTGTGTTTAAAAGAGAAGATGCACAAGCTATTTTGTCTTATTTACGTCAAATAACTATTGAATCTGTAGCAGGGTCAGAAATATCTGATGCTTCTCTACGCCATCTTGAAGGACAGCGATATATTGTTGGACTAATGCAAAGACGATTTAATAAAGGGCGAAGTCAACGTATAATAAAGGAGAAACAAGATGTCAGATAATGCTGAAGAAAATCAAGAACCTGTACCTGAAAACATTACACAAGACCCTCAACCAGAACCACAACCTATAGAGGCAGATGTTCCACGTGAAACAATTTCAAAAGAAAGGCCAGAAAATGTGCCTGAAAAATTTTGGAATGCAGAAACAGGAGAGATACGCACAGATGAATTATTAAAATCAAATGAGCATTTAGAGAAGTTTGTTGGAGGAAAAAAAGACGAACTACGTGATGAAATTATTAATGAATTATCGGAAGAAGCAGAATCAGAAGTACCTGAAGAATATGCTTTACCTGCACTTCCAGAAACTATTACAGAACAAGATGTGGTAGAAAATCCATTGTTTGATTGGTGGAAAGATCATTGTGTAAATAATGCGTATAACCAAGAAATGTTTGAAGATGGTATTAATAAATTCATTACTGCACAAGGTCATTATCAACCAAATTTAGATGATGAAGTAAGTAAACTAGGTGAAAATGCACAACTGCGTATAGATGCAGTAGATGCTTTTGCACAAAGTCATTTTGGTGCTGATGATTATGAATATTTACAAACAACATTAGGACAATCTGCAAGAGGTATTGAAATATTAGAAAGAGTTATGGATATGCAAAAACAAAATATTTCAAGACAACAATCAGAACCAATGAATAAATTATCATTAGAAGATGTCAGAAGTATGATGAAAGATCCTCGTTACTTTGATCCTAAAGAAAGAGATGAATCGTTTGTAAGACAAGTAGATGATGCGTTTCAGAGATTATACAGATAATGTATATGGATATAGCAATCCCTGATGATTGCTTTGAACTTGCACCTAAAATAAAACAAACAGATAAGTTTGAATTAGCTGTTATGGGTAAAGATCCTTTATGGACTTTACTCTATCCTTTTCGTATCAATAGACCTAATG